GCCAACTTCCTGAACTACGCCTATGTGAAGGTCGAGGACGGCGCCACCGTCACCGCCATCGGCCGTATCTTCGAGATCGACCGCAACAAGCTGGTCGTTCCCATCTCGAACGCGGACAAAGCCGCCCTCGGCGACCGCTTCCTCTTCCTCAACTAACCCTCACGAACCATCAAGACTATGATTCTGACCATTCAATCCCTCCTGAACGATCCGCAGATCGTGCAGGCTGTCATTGACAGGACGCTTGCTATGGGCCTCGATGAGATTTACTGGAAGAAGTATCTGACCTTCGAGGAGACCAAGAGCCGCACGTTCAAGACGTACCTCGGCGTGGTGACTGGCGTGACCGCCGGTTCCATCATTGACCGCAACTCCAACAAGCCGCTGCGCAACCGCCGGAACCTCGGCTCCGGCATCGGCGAGGTGGCCTACCTCGGCGACCGTTACCAGATGGACAACGACCGCCTCGACCAGCTCCAGTCGCTGATCGACACCTTCAACGCTGCTCGCACCGCCGACCAGGCGCGCGCCATCAACGACATCATCGCGTTCATCGTCGATGACTTCCGTCAGGTGCTGCTCGCCCCGCACAAGCGTATGGACCTGATCGTCGGCGCCCTCCGCTCGCAGGGTGAGGCGACCATCGCCCTCGCGGACAACCCCGAAGGCGTGACCCTTCTGGATATGGAGCTCCCGGTCCACAAGATCACCCCGACGCTCTCGGTGAAGAACTACTTCATCGCCTACCTGAAGGCGCAGATCGAGGGCCTGAAGGCCAAGTTCGGCCGCTTCGCCTTTATGGAGATGAGCCGCAAGACCTTCAACGAGTGCATCGTTGGCTCCAGCGAGTTCTCCAGCACCTACAAGATGATCTTCTCCGACGCCGAGATCGCTCTCGCCAGCGGCCTCATCACCTCGGAGATGGCTTCGAAGGTGTTCACCGGCATCGGCCTGCCGCCCATCGTCATCAACGAGGACCTCGTGGAAGACCGCAACGGCAACTTCCAGCAGTGCTTCGCCGACAACCGCATCGCCCTGTTCCGTCAGGAGCGCATCGGCAAGATGCGTTGGCACACTCCTTACGAAGTCGCCGACCCGATCCCGGGAAAGACGTACACCCGCTCCGAAGGCGGTATGTACATCAGCAACGTCCGCACCGAGGAAGGCCGCTTTATGGAGTACGGCGCCGAGTGGATCCCCGAGTTCACCGCTCCGAACAAGAACGTCCTGTTCGACCTCGACACGATGAACCCCGGCCAGTAAGCAGCTATGACGGTAGAGGCCTACATCACCCAGAAGTTTCAGTCCTTCGGCATCATACTGTCGGAGGCTGATCTTCTGGATGCGTGTCTCAAACTCGACAAGGATGCAGAGGTCACGGCCCTGAATATGAACGACGTCCTTCTTGGCATCCACAAGATCATCCCGCAGATTCTCGCACGCCCCACCAGCATCAAGGAGGGAGGTATGACGATAACGTGGGACAAAAGCGGCCTTCTCGCGTACTACAATATGTTGAGCCGGACGCTGGATGTTGCGGATGAATACGGGAAGGAGCCGGCGGTCAAATTCATCAACCTTCGAAAGAGATAGCCAGCCGAGTCACCTTCAGACCACATACCATACGATACGCGGACGCGGCGCCGGGGACCACCGACGCCGACGGCATCTATCACGCTGGGGCGGTAACGTGGCCCGACGCCAACGTCGAGCGCTGCCGCTTCGAAGCCAATACACGGGCGCAAGAGATTCCTCTCCCCGGTAACGGCGGCGAGATGTACCGCTACACGTATATGGTCTATCTGGACCTCGGATGCCGCGAATACTCCTACGGAGAGCCGGTCCGCCTGTATGACGGCGACACCCTCGTGGCCGAGATGCCCGTCAAGGGCTTCCGCCGCACCCAGCTCCACTGTATGCTATGCCTGTAGAAATCAAGATGACCACACCGATGTCGGAAATCGACGCGTATCTGGAGAAGGCCGAAGAGGTGCTCCTCCAGGCCGTCGAGGACGCCCTTATTGAGGCCGTGAAAGAGGCCATAGATGAGGCGCGCGCCAACGGTGCGTACCAAGACCAGACCGGCAACCTCCGCAGCTCCGTAGGGGGCGCGGTGGGCCGTAACGGCGAGGTGCGCTGGGTCTCTGACTTCAATCTGGTGCTGGGTGGAGCCGAGGGCGCCGTCAAGGGGCGGGCGCTGGCCGAGAGCATCATCGCTCAGTACCCCGATGCCGACTTCTGCGCGACGCTCGTGGCCGGTGAGGACTATGCCATCTACGTGCAGGCCCTCCACGGCCTCGACGTCTTGGCGAGTGGCGAGGCGCTGCTGCGCGAGCTGCTTGAGACCACGATACCGATCAAGATGGAGGAGGTGAAGGTATGACGACGACCGAACAGATCGTGAGCATCCTTTACCGACTGGTGTCCGGCTCCGAGTTGAACGCGGCAGTCTCCGGCGACATCTACACCGCCGAGGACCGCCCGGCAGATTCGAAGCTCGAAGACATCACCATCGGCGTACCGGCAAACCGCCCGTCGCAGTACCAGCACGGTACGGCCTACGTGAACGTCTATGTGCCGAAGGTGCGCAAGGAAAACCAGCTCATCCGCGATCGCGAGCGCATCAGCGCTCTGGAGGAGAAGGCGTGGCGGCTCCTTGAGCACGTCCTGACATCGGACTATCACTTCGACCTCGTGTCGCAGAACACTCGGGAGGTTCCGGGCATCGACCAGCACTGCATCATTAACGAACTATCATTCACCTTCGTAAACTATTAGCAATATGTCTCTTTCTACTGACGTCCCCAAAACTGTCTGGCAGAACATCCACATCTTTGTAGGAACGATGGGCGCAAACGACGCGATGGCATCCAGCTGGGATGACCTCGGCTCCATTGACGCGAACGCCCTGACGATCACCACGCAGGATGGAACGGTGTACCGCTTGGTTGACATTAACGGCAAGCTGCTGGACATCCTCCGTGACGAACCGCAGCTGACGATCAACTTCACGCTGCTGAAACCCACCGAGGCTACGCGCGGCAAGTTCTGGACCGTCGAGGAGAGCGGATCGGGCAACACCCGCAAGCTTCAGGTCAAGTCCCTGCTCCCGACGAGCCATATGTCCGTCAAGTTCGCAAGCACCATCGTCGGCTCCGAGACCTTCGAGGCCGCGAAGGCGTTCGTTTCTATGAAACCCGGATGGGAAAAGGCCAAGGGCTTCAACAACCCTTGCACCGCAGAGCTCGTTATGGGTCAGACCGGCGTGCTCTTCCAGTTCGGCGTTGTTCCTGCCGCAGGCTAAACCAGCGGACACATCACAATTTGACAAGCGGATAAAGACGCCCTTTTTGGTGGGAGGTCAAACCATTCTTTTTTTAACATCTGAAATGCTATGACAAAGGAAGAGAAAACCGAGAGGCGCGTGGCGGATATGATGGTCAACGAGCCCATCAGGTTCACCGTAGCCTTCGAGCGCAAGGAAGAGGTGGAAGAGGTCGAGTGCCGGCCGTTCCTCCGCATCTTCAAGCGCCGCGTGAAGGTAAAGGTGCTCAAGATGGTGGCGCACGAGCGCGAGTTCGTCATCAAGCCGCCGAAGCTGGGCAAGATGCAGATCCTTTCCCGCTTCTTCCTCGATTTGCAGATCAACGAGAAGGCGCTGGAAGAGGAGCCCATATCCGAGGCGATGCGCGTTTGTAACGCGAAGGTGGACACCGTGTGCGCCCTTATGGCCGCCGCAGTCAGCGACACGAAAGAGGAGCTTACGGATGCGGATCACCAGCGAGAGCTGGCCGACTTCTTCAAGGAAAACGGAGATTCGGACAATTTCGCCATTCTCATTCTCGCCCTGCTCGCGCAGCAGAACTACGCAAATTTTATAGCCTCTATCAGATTGATGAAGACCTTCAGGCTAAACAAGCCGACAGGGAAGCAAGGGGCGGGTCTGGTAGAGTTGTCGGGGGACGCTCCCTCTGGGGAGGCCTCATAGGAGCCGCTTGCGAAAAATACGGCTGGACATTCGACTACGTGATGTGGGGTATCAGCTACCCCAATCTCCAGATGATGCTGGCCGATGCCGTGGCGGTGCTGATGCCGCCTCCAGAAGATTACGTAGCGCCCGCGCGAGGACAGATGGAGATGCAGCCGGGCGAAAGACATACGACGCCGCCGATGAGCTTCGGCGCCTTCCTTAAAACGATGCACGACATTCAGGACCACAAACGATGAGCGGCAACATCCATTTTACTGCGACAGGTGACAACAGTGACTTCAAGCGAATGATGCGCGAGGTCAAGGAAGAGATTGCGGACGTCGATGGTTCGGTTGATGACCTCAAGGCCCGCCTTTCCGACGCCGTGAGCTCCCGGGACTTCCTTGGTCTCAAGGATGCCATCGAAGAGGGCAAGATCGAGCTCGATTCCCTCGGGGATGCCATCGAGGATGTGCAGAAGCTCATCAAGCAAGTGCCGGAAGGCAGCGAGGAGCAAAAGGCCCTGCTGGAGGTTGTGGATGCCCTGAACGGTGAATACGAAGAGCTTGCCGCATCGCTGACCCACGCAGAGAAAGCCTTCGGCATCCTCCGCACCAGCCTTATCACCAGCGCCGCCACCATCGGCATAGCCGTGGCCGCAGCGGCTGGCCTTGTCATCGCCATCCGTGCCGTCACGAAGGAGGCCCGCGAGACGAAGAAGGCCATAGAGGACGGCTTCGGCGCCATCAAGTCGCAGACCGGGCAGTGGCTGGCAGACTTCCAGAAGGCGCAGGCCCTGTGGAAATCCGCGCAGGGCGACGTGGATAATCTCAACACCATCCTCGCAGAGCACAAGGAGGTGCTGGAGGCTTCCGGCGTAGCGATCAACAACATCAACGACGGAGATACCACCTTCATCAACAACGCCGACGGTGTTGTTGAAGCCATTATGAAGCGCGCTACCGCGCTGGCCTACGAACAGGCGGCGGCGAAGATGGCGCAGCAGGCGGCGGACGAATATCTGGAGGCGGAGATGAAGATCGCCAAGCGCGAAGAGGACGCGAAGACCAACCCCTTTGCCGGTGGTCCGCAGAACTGGCTCCTCAAGTCCTATGAGGGCGAGACGCCCACGGACTTCGTGCAGAACGCCGAGCGCGACCGCCTCGACAAGCGCAACCAGCGCGACCGCGACAATGCCGCCAAGGATGCGGACCTCGCCATCCGCGTAGGTACGAAGATGCAGGAGGCGGCACTGGCCGCACGCCAAGAGTACGAGCAGATGCTCAAGGCGATGGGCCTCTCCGTCACCGGCGCAACGAACAAAGAGAAAGAGTACCAGAGCACCCTCGACGAAAGCATCCGACGCTTGGAGCAGTACGAGGCTGCGATGCGGTCCCTTGAGCGCACGCGTGAGAACAACGAGCGCGCCACCGCCCGCGACCGCCGAAACGTGCAGGACCAGATCGAGCAGGCGAAGATAGACGCGATGCAGGAGGGCTTCGAGAAGCAGGAAGCCCAGCGCCGGTTGAGCCAAGAGCGTGAGCTCCGCAGCATAGAGGATGCCAAAGAGGCATATATCCGGGCCGTCCAAGAGCGTGCCCGTGCCGAGTTCGAGGCCGAGGAGAAGGCGAAGAAGCTCAAGGACCCTGAATACAAGATGCAGGCCTTCGACCCGTCTTCCCTCACGATTGACACCAGTGCCTACGACCGGCTCTACAAGAGCATCCTCGACAAGCAGCAGAACGACC